AATAATCCAAATTTATCAAATCTCTTAATGCAGTTGACTGACATTATAAGACATGATAATGATACGATTGTAACTGCTGGGATTATTTATGGGTTTATAAATTATATTGAAGATTCAGAGATATATAAAAAAAGTCGAGGGGCTAATAGGATAGATTTTATTGCTTGACAACTTGTAAAAAGTATGCTTAATAAATATGATGCTAGAAACTAATAAGAACTATTTTGACGATTGCAGAAAAATCTTAAAATCTATTCCTGACAAGTCTATCAATTTGTTTTTAGAAGATATGCCATACAATACAACTCAGTGCGATTGGGAATATGAAGTTGACTTAAAAGAATACTGGGAATTAAGGCTTCCTAAGTTAGCCGATAAAGGAGTAATAATTTTAACTGCTACAAATCCTTTTGCATGTGATTTAATTAACTCAAATAGGAAAATGTTTAGGTATGATATAATATGGGAAAAAACAAAGCCTGTCGGTTTCGCTAATTCTCGTAAAATGCCGATGAGGTCGCATGAGTTAATTTTAATATTTTACAAAAGTCTTCCAAAATACAACCCAATTAAAACTAAATTATCTGATGAGGAAATATCATCATTAAGATTTAAGATTGGAGAAAATTGCCCTACTCATAAAATGAAAGTCTCTAAGGAAGTTTATTACTCTGCTGAAACAACAGTAAATAAGATGATTGGTTATATTCCTGTTGAAAGCGGTGAGCGTTATCCTACATCCATTATTAAATTTAGTAATTGGCGACAAAGCGGATTTGTAAAAGGGAATATTAATTTAGATCAGTCAAGTGACCATCCAACAAAAAAGCCTGTAGGACTATTTGAATATTTAATCAACACCTATACGAATGAAAATGATATTGTATTTGACGGGTATTCAGGGAGCGGGACTACTGCCATTGCTTGTATAAGAAACAATCGACAATACATAATTTGCGAAAACAAAAAAGAATATTATGATCTACAGACAAAAAGGATACTTGAAGAAATAGACAAGACTGCATTATTTAATAACGCCTCTTCTGGGGGGACTAGGTAAACAAAGTCTTTGCGAATGGCACACAACTCCCTCCTATGCGTAATAAAATTACGCATATCCTCACTCTTTGCTTACTTGGTACTCTACAGAGTCGAGGAGTAAACCAGTTTCGTAAAGTGGATGGTCGAAGCCTTTTCTGTCGATTGTCTCTTGTGCGTTACCGGGTTTCTGACTGCCATTTTTTATAGTATCTTTAATATTCTTTTTTGCACTCCTTCCAATCTGTGTTAATACCTGATTCAGATTCTTTTCAATAGCATCTTTACGACCGGTAAGTAAATGATTAGTAATATTTTTTAAAGCGGAATCTACAAGTTTTTTATTATCTTTAACTGATTTTTCTAAACCATTTCTAAAAGCCGGACGTGGTGGTATTTTATCCGTACCATATTCATTAATTATAGCAACCTCGCTAGTCGTTATATCTTTGTCAGGGTACTTATTATTAACCACTCCTATTTCTAACTTTCTCATTTCATACCTACTTCGACTGAGTACCTAATATAATTTTGTAAAACTTTTGATCTATACCACAAAGCTATGCCACCTGCTAAGGAATCAATTTCATCATCATGCTCAACTTTTTTTGAATAATTCGTAATAGGGGCTATATAGCTATTATCCGTTGTTTCTAAAACTCTTATTCTATATTTATTTGAAGAGACTTCCATCATTATCCGCTCATGTTTATTTTTAGTTTGGTGGAAATATGTCCAGTTATTTTTTATAGCTAATCCGAGTTCTTTTTCTAACTGCTTAAAAGAGTTTATGAATATTTTCGTAGAATCGCCTAGTTGGCTTTCGAAACAAGTATCTACCGGTTTATGGATGTCTAAAAATTGAAGCAGTTCTTTTTTTACAGTTTCATCAGTTATAGATTTTTCCCATTTTTTCCCGGTAAATTGTATTTCCCATTCATGGGACTCTTTACTACTATCGGGTTGTATAGCAACTATGGAACAGGATGTTTTATCAGAGTTGGAATTGTCAGAAAATGAAGGGTCTATGAATGCGACACGATAAGGAGTTGTAAAATTTGGAATTAAGGGAAAAGCTCCAATTGTATCAAGTTCAAAATTACCCCAAAGCCCGAGAACGCTCTGATTGTAACGGCTAACGTCCGTATACTCTAACTGCCTAAGTCGTTTTAAATAATTTTCAGGAAGTGTAAAATTATCAAAAGAAGTTGTTGAGATATAGGCTATATCTTCGTATTTTTTTTCAAAAGGAAGAACTATTTGTTTGTAAACATAATTATCAAAATTACTTGGATTGGTTGCTGCAAAAACCCGATTAGGCATACTCTTTTGTCTAAGCCTTCCGAGTATTTCATCGTAAACCTCTTTTTTAAATTCTGTCAATTCATCCAGTATCGCAAGCCCCGCGGTAATCCCCTTGGCTTTTCCAAAGTCATCGAACGCCCTAAATAAAATCCTACTAACTAAGCCATACCTTTTTGTAAAAACCAATTCCGGGTAAGCAGACTTTGAAAAGTCTTGAATGAGTTGTTTAGGGATATAATTTTCAATCTCTCTAAGTACAACGTCTTTAAGCATTCTGTAAGTAGGTGAGCAAAAAAGAATTGTTATACCCGGATAATCTAAAGCGTATTTTAAAGCGGTAATTATTTCAGCTATGGTTTTACCGGCTCCGACTCCGCCACAATAAAGATTAGTAGGTTTTTCAGAATTTACAAATTGGTATTGTTTAGGAAGTAGCTTTACGGCTAATTTCATTTTTCCTCGAAAGGCTTTAAGACGTCTATCGTTAATTCTACGTTGTCAATTAATTTCTCTTCTCGGTACTCTTTCGGCTTTCCTAAAAGTCGGTCATACACCTTATTTAATTCGGTAAGATCATCGGTAGCGAGTATGTTTTTTAATTGCTTAACAATAAGCGCCTCAGATACACTTAGCTCATTTGTATCAATTTCATAAAGATCCGAAACTTTTAAATCCCGGAAACGAGTCCATAAAAAATCCAATTCCCATCTTGCGAAAATTTTGGCTTTTTGATTCTCGACTTTTAAAAACTCTTCGGATATGTTTTTAAATCTTTTTAGATCGGGAAGCCGTAAACCGTTTTTTAATAGGGGTTTTTTAGACACACTTTAATTTCGATAAGCGAGAATTTTTGTCAAGATATTTTACAAAAAGGCTAAAAGAGCTAATGAATTTTTAAATTAGCTAGAGAAAACAGGTATGCGGGGTAGAGTCTCATTCTCAGAATTTTAGCGTTTTGAGCTAGTGTTATCGGTGAAAAGTTGTTCAAAAAAGGTAAACCAAAGAAACCCCTAAAAAAAACAGGTATGACGACTTTTTTTTAGGTCTAAAAATAATTTATTGACTAAAAATGGTTATTAGTCAATTATAATATGGCTAATATCGAAAGGTCAGAAAAAAATCTCTAAAAAATCCCCCATACCCCGCATACCCTGCACACCGCCTCCCCTACCTTTTATATATTTACCCCCTATATACCCCCTACCCTATATTTTTTATTTAATAATTACTTCTTATAAGGGGTATGCGGGGTATGGGGGATTATGGAAATAGCTGATTATAGTCAATGATTTATTGGTTTAAAATCTCCCATACCACTTTTAGACTCCCGTTTGCTCCCATACCGCTTTTACCCGTTTTTCGAGGTAGCTTGTCAATAAATTATTATCACGTTAAAAAACTATAGTTTACTGATATATTTTGTTTTATTTAAAAATTTATTCGAGGTTAGAAAATAAGACTTGCTTGCAAAACCCTTTTAAATACATTCTGCATTATGTCCTCATTTTTGCTTCTCATACGACAATCCAACTTTTTAGGGCTAAGAGGGTAATAGCTCTTAGCCTTATTTTTTAAATTATGGAAGATGAAATATTCTCAAAACTTTTAAAAAATAATGAGGGCTTTCTTGGGTTGCTCGCCTTAATTGCGTCAGGGGTTTATTTTATTTTTAGGTACATAAAAGTAATAATAAATCTTTTAAAAGTTTTTCAGGCGGAAAGGATGTTCGAAAATTTTAACGATAGTGCAAAAGTAATTTCCGAAAAACGAGTCACTTACATTTTTAAAAATCTCACCTTGAAAAAAACCTCGCAAGAGCTATTTGATGGTATGCGATATGCCTATGAATTAGAAACGGCAACTAAAATTGAAGGCAAGACCATTGCCTTTAAATTGAATGAACTTGAAGAAAGCGCGGTAGTGCTTGCGAATATCGTTAGATTCGTAGATTATTATAGAACCAGAAACGGAGTAAGAATTTTAATTTTTTTGCAGCATTTACAAAAATCCGAGGTTTCCGATTTCAAACAACATTTAAAAGAATACGTAAATAAAACCGAAGTACATGGAGTAAAAATTATATGAGGGATATAGCTTATTGTTATCCGATTCTTAGGGAAGCTTGGAAATACGGGCAAGCTAAATGGAAAGAGATTAATCCGAATAAGCCACAAGTAATTTTAACTTGTACCTTAAGAACTTTGGAAGAACAAAGAGCGCTATTTGCACAAGGTAGATTTCCAGTCATGGAAGTTAATAGACTTAGGAAGTTGGCAGGGTTAAGTCCTATTAGCCAAGCAGAATCTAAAAAGAAAGTTACGAATTGTGAGCCGGGCGATAGCAAGCATAACCCCGAAAGTAACGGGTTGTCAAGGGCTTTTGACATTGGGTTTATAAATTTAAGTAGTGGTAAAGCGGTTTCTTTGAATTGGGATCCGAGACTATTTATCGAATTCTACAATATAATTTCGCCAAAATTCCCAACTATTGATTTTGGCGGTAACTGGACAAAATTTAAAGATTATCCGCATTTTGAGATACGGGGCTAAGGGCTAATGGGTATTAAAATGATTAAGAAAATAAAGTATAGAGAATTGAAATCTTACAGGTTTGAGCTTTCAGAAGGCTATATTATACAAACTGAGTTAAAGCCTAGTCAAAATATTTTTGAGCCTAACGAAAAAAGCCCTTTGATAGTTTTATCAAAAAACGGTTTATTATGTATAGCCCCCGGTTATGCATGGGACGGGGCAAGCGGTTTTTTTACTGTTCAAACTAAAAACTTTTTAAGAGGCTCCCTAGTGCATGATGCTTTATACCAACTCATGAGACAGAAAAAATTGAGTGTGGATAATAGAGAGTATGCTGATAAACTTTTAAAAGAGATTGTACAAGAAGATGGTATGTCGAGTTTTAGAGCTTGGTATGTTTATCAAGCTGTTAGAAAATTTGGTGAGTCAAGCGCAGTGCCAAAAGACAAAGAAGAGATTCAAGAAATCGTTTTAAGTGCTCCGTAGGAAAATATGAATAGTATACAAAAATTAAATGAGCTAATGAAGGCTACTCTAGTGTTAGCCGAAACACCCCTTTTAAAATTGCAAGAAAACAAAAATCTTTTGAAGGATTTAAAAAGAATCGTATCAACACAAAATTTCGATTCTATTATGAATAGCCTCAGAAATGAAAGACTACAAGAAGATAATTTTATAAATCCTGTAGGCAATCAAGATAGTAATTCTATGGAATTTACTAAGAGATTTGTAAATTTTCAGAATGTTAATTATGATTTATTTTCAAAAAATAAAAATACTGAAAGTTTTTTTAGTATGCTTCCTGTTGCAAAAAATTCTAAAATTAAAAAATCGGAAATCCAAGAAGTTTTTAACGCTGTTCAAAAAACAAAAGAAGCAAAAGAATTTCAAGAAATTTTTAATTCTGTTTATTCCGATAAAGCTTTACAAATTGGTACAAGTCAAGATCCGACTTTTATACAATCCTATGTAGACTACTCGCCTTATATTTTTAATTACCAAGCTTATCTTGCAATCCCTACTCTGAGTCAAACCGTAGATAGACCCATTGGGATAGCTCTTAAAAAAAGCCCGATCATAGATTTTAAGGATGATGTACTAGACGCGTATTTTCAAAAATATTTAAAAATAGAAAATATAATCTCTAAGCTTAAAAAATTTATTCTTTATTCTACTCTTAGCCCTAGAGGAAGTTTAGTAGCTCCTATCCTAGATAAAAGCGGAAAAATAAAAATACAGGTTTTTAACGATACTCAATTTACTTATTCGGTTATGCCTCAGTATTCTAGGTTTGATACTAACGATAATGAGTATGGAATAAGCAGTGTTTATCTCTTAGGAAAAGTTTTACAACCCGGTACAACTTGCCATTTTTATTGTCCCGGTTTCGAGCCTTTATTTGGAATCGGAAAAAATAAAATGATTCCCTTAAAAAATGCGGCTGAGGCAATTAATATATATTTGTATACTATTAAAGTGTTATGTATTAGAGCCCAAGTTATGGTACAGAAATGGAGTGGGGAAGGTCAAACCGATTCTTTACTCTCTAGCATGAAAAAAATGAGCGAGCAAATTAATAGCAGCCTCTCATTGAATACTGCTGTAAAATTACCAGAAGGCGCCGACCTTACTTTATTGAATAATAATTTAAGTGAGGGTTTCGCTAAGATAAGCCCTATCATAAAAGAATTTCAAGCAATATTAACAGGAGTTGCACCCGATTATTTATATGGTAGCGATACCGCTTATAGTGCTAATAGTTTTAATATTCAACTATCGCATCAAAATATTAGAAGCGAAATTCAAGAAACTGGAATAGAACCCGCTCTAAGATTTATTATTAATTCTTGTCTTTTAAATGATGAGCGATTGAAAGATTATAAGAATATGGAAAATGAATTTGAAATAAAATTTGAGACTTTATATGAGCCTACGGGAATGGAAAAGGTGAACGAGGACAAAGGCAAGATAGATAATATTGTAGCTATGGCAGGTTATCCTGAATTAGAAGAAATTTTTAAGAAGGAAAATTTATTTCCCAAAGATTCTAATTTACCATTAGCAAAAGAAGAAATTCAAATGAGTTAAACATTGATTAACCTCTTTAAAAAATTTACACCTAGCTTTCAAAACATTGTAAAAAAATATGCTACTGATTGTTGGTATGGTAGGGAATCCGAAAAAGATTTTATAAAGAGGGTTTCGGGTTTTAGAAAAAGATTTGAAAGGGAGTTAATTTCCTTTTATCGTTCTAGAGGTTTGAAAGTAGACGCGAAGGAAATTGAAAATTTATCTCTACAGTGGCAAGCGGAACAACTAGCCTTAGCGCATTCTATAAAAAAAGATATGCGAAAAAAAGAAACGAAAGTTATAGAAGAGAAAAAAGAAGAAATTAAAAAGGAACAAATTGAACTTTATGAAAACGCAGGGAAAGCAAAGAAGAAAAGTTTCGTACCTGTAATATCTGCTATTACAGCCGGGAAGCTGGATTCAGATTTTACAAAAAAATCAAAACAGTTAGGCGATGAAAGCGCGTTCGATTTGGTATCTAAGATCAACAATAAGATTCTTATCGACAATTCAGACAAAGGCGTTTTTAAGTGGGTTACGCAGGGGGACAACCAAGTAAGACCGACGCATAGGAAGCTAGATAAAAAGATTTTTGCTTGGAATAACCTTCCAAAAATTGACGATGAAGAGGTTGAGCCGGGTTCGCAGTGGGGTTGTAGGTGTTATGCAGAAATTACAACCGGTAAACCTTTAAAAAATTATTCAATAAAATCCTAGCCTTTTAAAAAATTTAACTTGACTTAAAATCCTGAAAAACCTACGTGAGGTAAAATAATGGAAATCCAAAAGCTTCTTATATTATCTATAATTTTTGTCGTTTACTTAATTGCCTCTTCCTATCTAACTGTTTTACTTAACCAATATTTCACACACAGAAAAAAAGAAAAAACTGACAAGAAAATTAAAGGCTTTTCAAAGAAGCAAACCAAAAATTATAAACAGCCTATCACTTTACAAACTGTAAAAAATTCTCATGCAGTAAATAAAAAAGGGGCTGCTAAAAATGACGTTTCTGAATTCCAAAAGATTAAAACCAGTGAAGTAGTTTTACCTGTTATTAAGTGTACTGTTTTAGAATATGGAGCCGGTGAGCTAGGGAGTGAGTTTCCAGAAATTACAAAATTATACTATTCCGAAGAGGCTTTAAACGATAAAGAATTCTTAGAAAGTGTAGTTAGAAGTCCTTGGAATGTACAAACTCATGAGGTAAATACTAACGAGGCAAATATAAAAGTTTCGGGTTGGTCTGTCTCCTCTTGGTTTGACGAAAAAGATAAAACGGTCTATGCAAAAGGTTTTTTAATAGGTGAGGAAAACATTGATTATGCGAAAGAAAACCAAAACCAGAAAGGATTTGGTACAAGTGCTTTTATTTCTTTTTTAAAAATCGAAAAAGAAAACGGTACAACGCCCGAAGGTTTAGAGTACAACGCGATCGCAAGAAAAGCAGTTTGTAACCACGTGGCAATCCTTCCTAATATTCGTGACGAAAAAAATAAAATCGTTTCTATAAATGCTAAAAATGCCAAAATTGAAAGTAATATTAAAAATAACATCGGAGTTAAAAACACAATGGAACAATCGGAATTTAATGCTTTAATGGAAAAGTATGAAGCTGAAAAAAATTCTAAGAATGAAGAGACTGATAAAATTGTAAATGCAGTTTTAGAAAAGCTGAATTCTAAGAATGGAGAAAAGAAACCTGAGCCTGTAAATGAAGAACCGGCAAAGGAAGAAAAGAAACCTGAGCCTGTAAATGAAGAACCGGCAAAGGAAGAAAAGAAACCTGAGCCTGTAAATGAAGATCATAAAGAACCCGAGGGGGACGAAGCAAAAGCGGCTAACGCTTTACCGAATGAAAAGCTAGTTGGAATCTTTGCTGAACATTACGGATTAAGATTTTCAAAAACCCCTACAGTGAAACAACTTGCAGAGATTGCCGAAATTCCGTACACTTCTTTTAGCCAAGCGTTGAACGCTTTGAAGAAAAAAAGTGAAGAGATAATGTCGGTTATCCCTAGTGTTTCTAATTCAGAAAAAAAATCAACTTCCATTAGCGAAGTATTAAAGGACTTTTAATTATGAGACCATTTAAAAATTTAGTAAGCCTATTTAGGCTTTTTGCTTTGATTGGAATGCCTATTCCAAGTGTCAAAATTTCAGAGACTAACCCTAAAGGCGGTACTTATCAATATACGTCTAAAAGGATTTCAGGGCTAAGACTTGTTATCCCTTCATCTAGTGGGGTTGCTTCTATTAGTAATAATAGAATCGTTACTATCCAAGAAGTGACAGCGACACAAGAAATGATCGCTGTGTCAAGTCCTATTCAACAAACCAGTTGTAAGATTATCGGGTGGGGGGTACTAGAGGAAGCTTTACAAAGCGGTGGAAACTCTTCAATAGCCCCTACACCTAATAATTTAGTTGACGGAGATACCGTAACGGTTTTAAAAGACCCTTCAAATGTGTACATGATAGACGTCGATACTTCGAACGTACCGGTAAGCGGTTTAGCTGTAGCCTACGTTGACGGTCAAGGTCGATTAAGTTCATCAAGTGCCGGAAGCAATCGCAAAGTAAGCGGGGCAACTTTTTCAAGTGTGCCGGGCTTACAACTAGCCGGTCAATTAAAAACAGGCTGCATTTTTTATCAAATGTTTACAGTGGTAGAACCGTAAAAAAGGAGAAATGAAATAAAATGAAAAGAATTCCTAAAAATCCAAATCAAGACAAAATCAAAAACTTTCTTGCGGTTACTAACGCTTACGCGGAGCAACAAAGACAACTAGGAGAACCTACAGAATTTATTCAAGCGGCTAATGCGGGTAAGGTTTACGAAAAAATGCTAAAGCTGTCGATTGCGGCTAACGACATTAGCCACACAAAACACGCTCAAAGTATTTTGGCAATCAAAAACTCTTTTCCTAACGCGTCAAGAGAAGCAATTGAAATGTTTTCTGGTATCGGTGAAAAAGTATCCGAGCAAGTAAGAAACATTTCAGAGGTATTTGTAAAAAATGGAATGTCTATTGAAAAAGCGGTTGAGAGTGCTTTTAACAGTTTAGCAGGTAATCCAGTTTATGACCACTTCGGAAATTTAAACTTACTCTCTTCTCAACTTTACGAGGAACAAGTTTTTGTTAATTCGTTTATTGATAGTGGCGATGCTTTCAACATGCCTATCGAGTCAGGTGGTGACGGTACAAGTATTTCTAGATTCCGTTCGCCTACAGAACAAATTTCGGGTAGTGGCAAAACTTACCAAGGTGATATTAACCCACAAGGCTACGAAAATGATGATACTAACCGAATTTCCATTTCTTTGTTTAACGAATTCAAAAACGTTAAATGGTTACAGGAAGGGGTTAATTTAAGTTCTTCTCAAAGAGACCAAATTCTCATGTATGAAAATTCTGTAGCTCCTGCCTTGGCGGGTTTTTTGATCCAACAAAGATTAATTGACGCGGCTCAAAAAGTTCTTATGAAACAAGCAGAACTTTTACTTGTGGGTGGACTTGACCAAGCTAATAGCTACATTCCAAACGTAGGTGGAAGTTACGGGTTGTTATCCTCTAACATCCTACACGCTAAGTCGGACGCCGGCGATGCAACCCCTCAGCCTATCACTGGCGCGGAATGGCAAGCAAACCCTACAAAGCTTATCCAAAAAATTACTAACTATTGGTATAAGCCTATTACCCCTGGCGCGCAACTTCCAATTTTGGATAGCTCGCTAATGTATAAAGAACTTGTTCGTCTTTTCGCCTTACCGGCTTCTATCAACGTTGATTTACAGCCTAAAGAGTGGGTGCTATTTGTTCCTAGCTCTTGGTATGCGCTCGCTACTCAGTATCCATCTAGTGGTACTTTTAACAAGCAATTGCAAGAGATGATTACGAGTGCAACCGCAGGAAAAATCGTAGGAAAGATTAGAGTTGAAACATCTTCTCTTCTAAACTACGGTGCAAATGTAGGAACAGGAACTAACGCTTACAACTACATGGTTCTTATGGCTATGGGTTCGCCTGTAGATAAAAAGGCTGTAGTTATGCCCGGTCAAACAACTATTCCCACAGTAATTGCTTTACCTTCTTCTTCTTCTCTTATGAGATTTAGAGTTCAGTATGCAACAGGGGGTATTATGGTTAAACAATTCGGCGGTTGTTTCGTACTAGAATTTTCTAACGCTTCCTAAGGCTTAAAGGTTACTCAGTGTTTGACGCTAGTTTATATATTGATGAATTACGGCTAAGACTGAGTAACCCTGCTATCCTTGACAGTGAATTAACTGTCTATCTAAACTCTGCTTCGAGGCAAGTCAAAGTTGGTATCTATTCGGAGGATGATTACGTAGAAATGATTTTAAACTCAGCTTGTCAACTCTTACTAGTAGATAATAAATTTCCAGAAATTTCAAGTGTTGCTAGTCAAGGGGTTTCAACTTCTTTTTCCAGTGCCAACCCAAAGAGATTTTTAGAAAAAATCTCGGCTATTAGACAAGCATATTGGTTAGGCTAATGGCTAATGAACAAACAAGAAATCTAGCTCCCTACGCTTTTACTAGAACTACTATGAAGCTAATATTGCTTATCTACTCGGATAAAACTTTTAAAGACGATGGGAGTTTTGAAACTGTAGAACAAGAAGTAGAAACTAAAGTGAGGCTAATAGCTCTTACATCTTCGGAAATTCAAAGACTTTTTGAAAGTGGGGTTACTATTTTGAATGGGGTAAGTATATCATTAGTCGGAGAACTCGCAAGAGTGCCCGATTACGTAAAAGATGGTGAACAACTTTACCGAGTTGTATCATATACTTTTGAGCAAGGGGTTAGTGTAATGACTTGCTCAATGTTACCGGGAAAGGAAAGTTAAAATGCCCGGTCTAACTTTACAAGAAAGGTATTACGGGATAAATGAAAACCTAAACAAGTTTTTACAATCCAAGTACATAGATTGTCCAGTTTTAAAATACGGAATAGATGTAGCAACGTTAAAAACAGATACGAAAAAAGCTGAAAAGATTTACCCTTATGCAATGACTAGTATTAATAATATTTCGTCTAACGCATGGACAAGTGAAGAGAGTGGAATCTTTACAAGGTTTGATTACCAAGTAAATTTTTTTACAAGCCCAAAAACTGAATTCACGAATGACGCAAAACTTTTTAAACCATTTGAATTTATTAAACTTGCTTTTACCGATATAAATAAAACGGTACTGGAAATAATAGATAAAGATGATAATACTACAATGCTTGCGGATATTCTAAATGTTTCTGAAATGTCAGGTTTTGGGGTTATCTCAGGAGCCGTAACACCTAGCAAAATTTTAATTGTTAAATTTGCGGCTATATGCGGTTATCCTGAAAGTATTGGAAGTAACGGATATGCAACGGATACAAGCAAAGCACTTGGTTTTGATTTTATAATTTAATAGGAGAAAAATAAAAAATGTCACAATCACAATTTTTAAATATTACCAGTCAGTTAACCACCGGTCAAACTTCTGGACTTACAAGAAGTTTACTCATCGTTACCCGTGAAAGCGTAACGGGTTTTACGATTGACTCAACAACAGGGCTTTATAAAATCAATGCAAGCGATTTGCAAACTTTTATAACTGCAAATCCTGCATCCTTGGCTTTGATTAGTAATTTAAATACTCTTTTTGGGCAAGTTTATTCTTATCCTCACGTTTATATTTTAAGTGCGAGTGGTGGGGTTAATAGTGAGTTGCTCACTAAAGCTAATGCTAGATACCGGGAATGGTCTTTTATAACGGTAGCCGATACCCTGCAATGCTCGGTAGTAGGAGTTTATCAAGATAGATACTTAGCCGACATTGATACAATTGTTACTTGGAATCTGACAACTAACCGAAAAATTCTTTTCCACACAATTTCAGCCGAGGAAACAGATAGCGCAATTTCAATTCCCGTAGACTTTCAATTGTTAGGCGATTTTCAAACCAATCGGATAAAAACCGTGGTGAGTAACGACAAGGATATGGTTTCCGGCTCAACACCCGTATACAGAAATACCGCTCTTGCTATTTTATCTTTTTGTATTAATGGAATCGTCTTAGCTCGTTCGTGGGGTTCTTTTTCGGATGCTCACGATCTTGAAGTTATTAAAGCAGATACTTATTCCAATGCTGTAAGGTCATACATCGAAAATCAAGGTTTAGCACAATACAATGATAAGAAGGATAAGACCGGAAAAAATTATTTGTACGATACACTTATGAATAAGCCTGACTTGCAAATCGAGGCTTTGACAAGTGCCGACTTTATAGAAGATTATACCTACGTTTATGTAAACAATGTTTTGACGGCAGCGGGTAGTACAGGTTTGACGAACGATGACGCGGGTATTCAAAAATTTGTAAATCTAATAAGACAAGCCATTTCGAATTGTTTTGCCAATGGTTTGATTCTTAGTAAACCAAATGGGAGTCAAGACGCTAGCGTTTCTTTCCTAACGGCTTCTCAGGTTAGCGCAATAGATTCAACTTGGCAAGCTACGGGTGTATGGGTAAACGGTATGTTCGTTGCTAGGGTTAGACCTTTTGCAGCGGCTCACTATATCACAATCAATTTTATATTTTAAGGATAATAGGTATTAACCATGTCAAAAGTTTTTAGTTTAAATTTTGCAAGTGTAGTCGCTACATTTACACCAAAGGATTCTAGTGTACAACCAATCACTTTTAAAGCCGACGTTTTTTTTAATGAAGGTGAAATGCTTTCGGAGCCGGCTGCAAATGCGGAAAGGGCGAAATACTTCGCGGCTAATGACGGGCAAACCGGTCAATATGTAGATATTTTTGCCAAGAGTGGGAAAAGGGATATTACAATCATGGATTCGTTAGAGGCTGAAAAGCTTATTGCTTGGGCTATGTCTAACCCTCAACCGTTATTTGATTTATCTTTCTACTATAAAAGAAACGATCAGGAAGCAAGTGAGGCTAGAACGCAAATGCATTATGATTGTAAATTTCTAGGTCATCCTGCTAGGATACCCGGTAACGATTCGGTAGTTATTAAGTTTTCCTTTAATTATGCGAATATGGATACGTTAGACGCAAGCGGAAATCCTATATCTTTGTAAGCTATGCAAGTATTTAATGAATTAATCAAAGTTTCAAAAGAGTCTATCCTAAACAAGCATTTTGAGATAGACATGGTTGCCTACGAAAAACTTTCTGAATCCGAAAAGGAATCAATTAAAAATTTATTTCCTACGGACGATGAAAAAAACTTTATGCAAGTTTTTAAATCTACAGCTCCGCAGCTTGCAAGGTTGCAACGTAAAATGTCGGTATGCCTTGATGTAGAAGTTTTAGATTACGATTTCAATGGTATCACTTTTACTTATTCTGGTAATACTTATGAAATCCAATCTTGCAAAAACGCGTACAAGATTTGTCAAGCGTTAGAAAAAAGTACATTGGAAGCAGTTTACGAATTAGGAAAGCAAGGATGTATTAGAATAAATGAAAAACTAATAGGAGACATTAAACAGGATAAGACAATTGAAGTAGATGAGTTGATGCTTATCCAAAAAGTTACTGACAAGTTTTTTTTTCAGACTTTTATAGCTTAATAAATATCGAAACTGAAAAAGTAATTTCTTTCGGTTTCGATTTGTTTAGCTTAGTGGTTAATCGGTATTTGTCTTTCACTGAGATACAAAATATTTCCTTGTTAGACGCTAGGAAAATTTATTTTTTAGGAGTTGCAACGAATGGCTATTGAATCAGTTATTAATCTTGGAATTAAAGGCAGTGACTTAGTAGCGTCAACTATCGAAGGAATAAATAAACAGAGAGAAAACCTATCTAAAAAATCTAATGTAGAAATAAATCCAAATATAAAAAAGGCTAGCACTGGTTTACCCCTAGCCGAAAAAATAAAGCAAAGAAGGGAAGAAAGAAAAACCGAGAGAGCCGAAGGCGTAAATCTTAAAACAAAAAAAGAAAGAGACAAAGGGACGGAGAAAGAAGGCGCTAAAGTTCTGAGAGTTGAAAAACTTTACGCTGCTAGTTTAATAGGTAGTGCGGGAAATGAAAAAGAGAAAGAGAAAGAGAAAGAGAAAGAGAAAGAGAAAAAATCTGAAAGCGATTATGCAAAAAATTTAAAAGAAGGTCTGAAAGCTAGTGGTGGTCAAATTGCTAATTCTGTTTTGAGTATGGATGGGATAGGAGCCGTAAAAGGGGTAATTGGAGCCTTGACCGCTGCGATCCCTTTTGTAGACGGGGTTGGTAAGGCTGCAAATTTTGCGATAGATGCGATAGTAAGTTTTAAAGAAAAAGTAAAACAGCAGGTTGCAATTGTAGCTGATGCAATGGCAAAAGAAAATACGGTAAGGAATTCTTTTTCAAGGGAAATGCAAGCCGCCGGGAAAAGTTTTAACGATCTAATCGGATATGATGAAAAAGACGCGAAAGGGAACGTTACGCGTAAAGGCAGAAGTGACATAGGCAAGGCTGAGCAAGCAGGAATCGCAAGCGCAATTTCTGGCAGTATGGGGAAAGTTACTAATGAGTTTGCTCAAGAAGTTGGAAAACTTTTTGTATCCGAAGATGGAAAGAAAAAATATGACGTAGCTCAGAGTACAGAATTAGCCAAAGGAAATTTTGGAGCCTTAGGAACCGACAAAGGTTTTTTTATGCAGCAAATTTCAAACGGTTTTGGTGCAATGCCCCCTTCTATGAAACAAAAGTTAACCTCTCAAATGTATGGTATGATAACACCTGATGAAAGAGACGAACAAACCGACTACGGAATTAAAAGCACTAAGACCGGGTTTGATAATAAAGTCATTGGTAGCGCGGGTAAAGGACTTTCAGGTGGCGCCGGCATGGGAGCCAACTTAAAAAATGCGAACGACGTACAGGACGTAGAAGATAAACTTGGAAATATGGTACAGGGTGGCATTAGTCAAACCATAGACAAGGCTAGACAGTATGCGAGTGCCGGGTCAATGGAAGGCGCGGTAGGAATGATGAAAAATGATGCTAGTAAAGTTATGGCTGACGCGAGCGCGGCGGCTATTCAGTCAACGACTAACTATGCTAAAAACGCGTATAGTGATATGACAAATTCTTTTAAAAAGTCTATGAATGAGACAACCGAAAATATGAAAAATAAATTAAATTCGCTAAACCCTTTTGGTAAAAAATAATGTCCTTTGAATTTAATCCACATTCTAAAGTTGGAAGCTACTCACAAGGGGTAATCGGTCAATCGGTTATCATCGGTTTACCTTCTATGGCTAGTGCAATTCCAAATTATGTGATAGGTACAACTACAACCGAAAATGCAAATATATCATCTAGTATTGTAGGCTTGCCAATTACCGATGGCGATCTAATTCAAAAAGCTGCGCGCAATAGTGGTACATATACTCTTAAATTAATTCTTTCAGAAACCCCTAACACCTCTAGTCAACAAATTGCAAAAGTATCTAAAGCGGTACAACAGATTTCAAATGTGGCTAGGACTCTTTTAAATCCTAGTCCGTCTTTTGTACCGAATCTTTCTGGTATTAGTTCAAGTTTCATTGTAACCCAATTGACAGCTCTAAGAAATATGAAAGACTTTTTTCAACCAATCCTAGCACTAAATTTATTTATGCCTATTTCATCTTTTTCGGTAGGTAATAATAATTTGAATTCTTTTTGGTATATCGAGAAAATTTCCTTTGATAAGGAAGAAGCGGCTAGAGGGGTTATTGTTAATTTGTCTCTAAAAGAAGTTGTTGAAAGGCGAAGTTTTTCAAGTGTTTCGCAGACTCTTATGAATTTGGCTACGGAGATTTTAAACTAATGGCTAATTATAGTTATCCACAAAATAGAAATTATGTTTCGATTCTTCAATTTACTGCTATGGGTTCAGACATTATTAATCAATTCGAATGCGTAAACGGAGAAGTGGCAGGATTTTGTATTAAGACTTTTACCGATTACGAAACAGGAAAAGAAATAAAAATCTCTTCTATATATGACTGCTTAACAGGTGAGGCGATTTATATTACTTCTTTGCAAATTGAAAAAGACTCTGATTTAGTAGGCGGTTTATTTTCATCGGGTGTTTTCCCTAGTGATTCAAACCTAGACGAAAATACGATTTATAGAAAGGCTAATTATTAAATGATTATCTTTTTTAAAACAGACAAAGGAAATACTAAGCCTATAGTAATTGTAGACTATACACGTAGTGACGAACAGTACAACCAAACAGAAATTAAAAAAGAGGTCATGAAAGCGGGAAAGACTTTAGGCAAGCAACCGAATATTTTAAACCTAGAAACTTTTTCTTTGAACTATCGCCTAACGTATAATCATAGTGGGGTAAATCCTTCTAGTAGTTTAAAAACTACCTGTACGATTGAAATAGACAACGCTCCTAGCATACTAGTAAACTTAATAAATATAAAACAATACACGAAACAGCAAAGCGCGATAAGTTTGGAAAGCGCTGTCAAAGATATTATTGATCCTCAAGTTTCTTTTCCGGCTGTGGCAATCGTTTTAAGAAATGGGAGCAACACGAATAAGAATCCGTCTATTATGCGAAATTTAATTGTTTACAGTACAGGTTTTAATTTTTCGGATAGGCAGTCAACCAGTAGCTTAGTTTTAAATTGTGCTTCCATGTCGTCTATGGTCATCGGTCTAAACTTTGCGGTAAATGTTCAAACTACTAAACCTTTAGTAACCCAAATAAAAAGTGTGTTTGCCTCTTCTAAATATACTTTTACCGTAGATGCAAGTTTAGAATCTTTAAAGCCAAAAGTGGAAAAATATTACGCGCCGGCAACGATGAATAACATTTTATCGGAAATTGCTATTGACTACGGTTTATTTATTGATATAGACGATGACAAGAAAACGATAAATATAAAATCTCTGAATCCAAAAGATAAACCCAAAGCTACGATGATGAAAACTTTTTGTTTTAGAGGTATGGTTCCTAATGCAAAAATAATTTCAAATTTTTCTGTGCAAGATTATTCTACAGCAGTTTTTGAAACTGAAATAGAAGATATAAAAATTTTTGATTCTATTTTAATTTATGATGATTCGAAAGCTAATAAAAATTTTGAAAATTTTATTGAATACAAAATACCCTATAAAAATATAAAAGCCTATCAATTTTATTTACAGGAATACCACTACTCAGATAGTAGAATTCAAACGACTTTAAAAATGGTTGCTTCGAATAATTGGGTTGTTTCCAATTTTAAACTTGGTGCCTTTTTAGAAGGAGCGATTTATAAGGACGCGTTAAAATGACTGATTCCTTTTTAGCTGAAATAGTTTCATTTACTGCGAGTACTAAAAAAGGGAAAATAAAACCCCTCGTAATTTTAAAAGACGGTACGAGCAAACAGATATTAGACGCTAAAGCAATAGGCGGGGTTACTCCTAAGGCTAAAGATATTGTTTTAGTTATTGCGATAAGAAATAACTTAGATGACAAAGAGATAAACATTTACTACGAGGCTTCCTGGAGTAATTGCAGAATTGTATCGGTTGTAAGTGGGAATCTCTATGAGTTTACCGGTAATTATAAGTTTACCGGTACGATAACTTTTACAGGTAGCCTAACGGTAACGAAGGATTTAAGCATTACGGATAACTTGACGGTCGGAAAAAACGCGACTATTCAAAAAAATTTAACAGTTACCGAGAGTGCAACCGTAGGAAGTAGTTTAAGTGTAGGAAGTAGTTTAAGTGTGGTAGGAGACACTACGATTATAGGGAATGCTAACATAAAGGGAATTGATTTTAAAAAATTTTACGATGAGACAAAAGCGCATACCCACCTAGCTCCAGGCGGCTTGGCTCCGGCTCCAACAGGAACACCCGTACCACCTATTACGTAAGGATTAAAAAAAATGATAGCTCTTGATGACAGCGGAAATTTTATTGCAAATGAAAACGGCTTACTGGCTAATACTAGTTATCCTAACATTCAAAATGCTAAGTCAGAATGTAGATGTATGCAAGGCGAGTGGTTGACAGATATTCTATACGGCAAAAACTTTTTAGTATGGGAGTTATCGTCAAGTCCTAACGATAGGTGTAACGATTTATTTATGATTTGCGCAAAGTATTATGAAGTACGAAGTGTTATTTGGAATCAAGCAAAGGAAAGGTTTATTATAGAATGATTGACATAAACGGAAAATTAAACAGTATAAGCTTAGACGAAGCAAGAACTATCGTTTTAGAAAATGCGAGGCTAGCAGGCGTAGAAGTTCCTACAGGCTCCGTAGAATATATTTTATCTGAATGGCTTGCAAAGGTTTTTTTGGACATTGACACGGCTGTATTTTTATCTATTCAAAAATTCCTATACCCTACAGGTCAAGACATTGACATTCAAAATCCGGGGATCCCTCGAAAGCAACCTAGCAAAGCGAATGGCTACTTAGAATTAGATAATAGTCTTGGTACATCGGATTTTGAGTTACCCATTGCAAGTACTCTATCGGCTTCTAATGGTTTAACCTATTCAAATGTTTCCGAAGGAATAACCGTATTAGCCGGTGAAATTGGATACGTTTATGTAGAATCGGTTGAAACTGGTTCGAAAAATAACTTGCCTTCTTTACAAGTATTTGCCGGGGACATTCCAATAACTAACCCTCAACCTTTGATAGGTGGTATGGATTTGGAAACAGATACAGAGTATTTTAATAGAATCGTTTTCCTGAAAACAAATTTCGTGAGTGAACAAACCTCTATTTCGATTACTAAAAATTTACTAAACTACTATTTAGATGCTAGGGTATATGTAAATAATTCTAGCAATGGATTAGAGCAACCTGTTACTATACCGGCAAGTGGATATAATTGCGTGGTAATACTTCCAAGTGGTGTTAATGCTCCAGCAAGGGAATTGCAAAAAGCGATTGAAACGCTAGTTGCATTAGCAGAATTCGTAGGGGTAAATAACGTTTCTACAGAATTTCACCCGGTCGTTTATGGGATTTCCTACAGCGGGCTATTTCCAATAGCTTACAGTATAACACCCGCGCAAGCGGTAAAGACGGTAATTGACTTAGAGGTAGTTGTAAAGTTTGATACCAACATAATTGAAGTAGAAAAATATACATTAGCTGAAAGGTTTGCAAATAATTTTATAAATCGGTTAATGTCTACTTTTTACTCAACAGATGGTAGCTACAATTTTACTTTTGAGCCAAGCGGTAATCCCCCCGTAAGTAATTCGGTATTAGCTACAGGCATTGTAAAAAGCCAAAATAATATAGCTCCTTTTGTTTCGATTGAAGCTATACGCTCTATAATTTATGATCAAACAGATTCCAATTCCATTAAGGGCTTACAGTATAGAGAGTGTAGTAATTTAACTTGTGAGTTTGATTCTCTTATTGTCGGACAAGATAAAGTTACCCTTTCGATTCACGCTCCCTACGAAGGAAGCGTGAATAACGTTGATTTTGCGAAAGATTCCCTATTCTCTGACTTAACATCATGGTATGACAGATACATAGTTTTAGATCCGTCTTTAATTTCGGTTAAGGTAATAGAAGAGTAAAAAAAATGGAAACTAAAAGTTTACAAAAATTTGCACCGCCCGGCTATTTTGATTTGTCGCAAGACAATTCAGAAATTACTAAAAGGATTTTTGAATGGCTTAAAAATTATAGAGAGGCTAATCAGAATACCCCTACTAGGTTTGATTTTTTCTATCGTTTATTTTTATCCGTAAACTATACCGAAGAGACAAGCAAAGATTTTTTAAAATTTGAGGCTAGCCAATATGGATTGGCTAATGTTAGTTTACCTTCCAACAGTTTAAAAAATTTACTAATCTATGTTTCAACTCCAAAGGAAAAAAAGCTTTCTTCCAATATCCAAGGGCTTATAAACTTTTTACTTTTGAATTCTTGGATTTCCTCTTTCGGCGATATTGTAGTTGGATACAATTCAAGGTCAAATTTTGCAGAGACTTTACTTGTTTATTCGGATAGCTTAACGATTCCAACAACGCCGTCTAATACCGATTACACCCCTATTGAATGGCTAGCTCCTACAGACTGGACAAAAACCCCTTTGAATTCTACTTACTATTGTAGGGGGTATTTATACGAAGGTCAAATAATTTGGGATAGCCCTATATCTACAAGTCTTGTAGTAAAGTATGATACGGCAAGCGATTTATCATCATTACCCTCTAGCCCTAGTCTAGGGGACGTATGCCTAGTAACCGATGATACGACCGATGACTTTCAGTCTGTTTATTATTATAATGGTACGAGTTGGAAAAAAAACTCAACGCCGAATGCAAGCCAACAAAATATAAACACTGCAAAAATAACTAAAGGTAGTGAAGTTTTTGCAACAGACAATTTAATGATAACCTCGCAAACTCAGCCGCCTAATGACGGTTATTCGCAAGGTTACGGTTTTTATGGTATTTTTGGAAGTGGTAGTTTAGTCAATCGGGTAAATTTTAGAATAACCCTAACCGAAGAGGGAAATAAAAATCTAGGGCTAATAGTACAACTAGCAAAAAAAATTAAGCCTGTTGGAAATCTATTAGTTATTTATGCAATTTATGATACAACGACTTACCTTTTAGAGATTAACGACATTAACGCAATATAGGAGACTAACATGATTTTACCTTATCCAAATGATCCGGCTAGCTTATCTCAGCCTAACCCGCTTTTTAATGACAATGCTTTTGTAAGAGGCGACCAGTTTCGCCTTAACAATCAAAGGGCTTGGTCTAACATGAATTATCTGCTGGATACGCTTGCCCTTATGCCTAATAACCGTAAAGAGCTAGGTGAAACATTTTTCTTAAATGATTTAAGAGAGGCTAGTGCCGATTTTCCCGCGGTTTGTATCGCAAGAGCTAACGCGATAATTTGGAAAACTGGAAACCCTTTAGGCAGTGGCAACATACCGGGTAATTTTCCCGACTTAGTAGACTACCTACGGACTATACCAATCCGTTATAATCCCTTTGCTTCTAATGACACTGAGTTTTTAATTTTGTCTTGGGAATATACCGGTACAACTATAACAATTACTTTTACTTATACGACTCCTAAAGGGACTAAAGAAAGCAAGGTCGTAAGGTCATTACACGAAGATGCCTTTGTACATAATTTAAACGATACCATTGGCTTCGATTACTCAGCTTTCGAACCAGTAACGGATTGGCGAACGATTACCCTAGTTGATCCGTTAAGGGATGATTCAAACAATGTTCAGGTACCCACCGGCACTTATCAAATTACAGAAATTAAAGGCGGTGAAAATACTGCCAGTCAAATAAAGTTTGAAGCTTCCACAACTCCGACCGGTACGCCAAATACGGAATCAAGACTTGTAAAATTTTATCCCTACCGGATACAGGACAGCGGAGCAAACTCTGATTCTAACTCAGTAAATAAAGCCCTTCATTTTGCAGTTAATGGAAGGGGTTTTGTAACGGTGGATAATACCGATTTGACCGAATGGGTAGGCGGGTTGAGGAGGCGGGATAGGTTGCAAGGTTTTGCAGTGTACTATGGGGTTATAGGGGGCAATGGTATATCTGTTGGACCCGGTG